GGAGGAAGTGCTGCACATTGAGGCGCAGATGCGCAAGCAGCGTAAAGAAGAGGTTTACCGCAAGGCAGAACTCAAACGCGCCCTAATAGAGTGGACTGTAGGTATTCTAGTTGGTTTAGCTGGAATAGCGGGACTTGCTCTCGTTGGTTACTTTCTTGGAAAACAACAGGGGAAGTGGTGATGTGGTTTTTAGTTTGGTTTCAAGTTATGAATAACAACATCGAGCATTATCAACTCAATCAGTTCACTACTGAAAACGAGTGTAGAGAAGCTCTTGAAGATGCAAAAGTCTTGATAACCACCAGTCAAACCACGGTGTATTGCTTTGAGGTTATACCAAAATAAACAAGGAAAATACGTTGTATATGACAAATCAGGAAAGATCGTTATAATAACGTCAAACAAGAGAGTAGCAGAGACATCTGCAAGGAGTATAGAAGATGCCGAATGAGTATGATCTGAACGGGAATGGCAAGATTGATCCGGTTGAGCATGAGATCATGCTGGAGGATCGTCGTCGTCGCATGGAAGACGCAGACGCCAAAAGAGACGCGCAGAGGCGCATGACGTGGTTTGCGTTGTCTGGTATGATACTTTATCCTTTGGTAATCCTAGTGGCTTCTGTGGCGGGTTTAGACACCGCTGCGAAACTGATGGCTGAAATTGCCGCTGTGTATGTGATTGGTGCATCCGGCATAGCCGCTGCATATTTCGGGTTTAACGCAATGGAGAGCAAGAATGCTGCAAGCACTGATCGGGCCAGTAGCTGAATTAGCGGGTGGCTGGCTAAAAGGTAAAGCAAGCGCACAGGCTGCGTCTGCAAATCTCAAGCTGGTTGAGGCGGAAGCCAAAGCGACCATAATGAAATCAGCCGCTACATCTGAAGCGGACTGGGAAAAGATTATGGCCCAAGGAACTCAAAATTCTTGGAAAGACGAGTATCTTGTGCTTCTGTTTTCTATTCCATTGATACTCAGCTTCCTGCCATTTGAGTGGGCTAAACAGGCGGTTACTGATGGTTTCGCTGCGTTGGACACCATGCCGGACTGGTACAGCTACACATTGGGAGTAATTGTAGCCAGTAGCTTCGCGGTACGATCCGCGACAAAGTTCTTTGGTGGTAAAAAGTAATGGAAAACCTCAAGTTACCTGTGGCCCTTGTGGCAGCGATGGCTGCTCAGTTAGCGGCGGGTGTCTGGTGGGTAAGCCAGCAGGCTGCAACGATTGCAAACCTAGAGGAGACTGTTAGCCAGATCGGTTCCAAGATGGCGATTGAGGACAACGTGAACCTAAAGCGGGACGTTCAAGACAACGCCATGGAGCTAGAATATGTTTTCGATGAGATTGAAGAAGTTTGGGATGAACTAGCCAACTTAGCTAACTCGATTGGTCAGGTGACGCAGTTGCAGCAAAGAGTTGCTTTAATTGAAAACGATCTGAAGTATATTAACCGTGACCACAACGGAATTTTGGACATGAAAGGTGGAATGAAATGACTTTTAAACTATCACAACGCAGTCTTGACCGAATGGAAGGCGTAGACGAGCGGTTAGTAGCCGTTGCAAAAGCTGCTATAGGCCACACAAAAACCGACTTTGGTGTGATCTGTGGTCTGAGGACTATCGGAGAACAGCGTGAACTCGTAGCCAAGGGCGCATCAAAGACGATGAAGTCCAAGCACATAGAGGGCCGCGCTCTCGACCTCATGGCTTATGTTGGTTCGCGTGGGTCGTGGGAGCTGAATCTTTATGATGATCTTGCGGATGCTGTGAAGCAAGGGGCTATTGACGTAGGAGTTGCTGTGCGGTGGGGCGCTGCTTGGCATATCAATGACATCCGAGAGTGGGATGGCACAATGGAAGAGGCTATGAACGCCTATGTAGACTTGCGCCGCAGCCAAGGTAAACGTCCGTTTATTGATGGACCTCACTTTGAGTTGATGGATTAAAACTTTCGTGTTAAAGTTCTATTGAACTTCTGGAGATAGTCATGGTTCTACCGCTGTTATTTAGTTTGGGCCTTCCGGCATTAGCTGGAACGGGCGCTCTTGGTGCTACTATGGCGGGTCTTTCGGTCCCTGCTTTGGCGGGTATGGGTGCTGGACTAGGCTCGTTTGTACAGACAGGTGATCTCGGCAAAGGCATCCAGACAGGTATGGCTTCGTTCCTCGGCGGTAAAGTTCTTGGGGGTCTATCAGGATCAACAAGCGCCAATGCTATAAACGCAAGTACTCAAGGAGTAGCAGAGGCGGCAAAGCCCGGATTTCTTAGCGGAATAACTTCTCCAAGTCCAGCGGTATCTACTATAGCTAGTGGTACACCTTCTAACTTAGCAACAAACTTTCTGGGTACAGCGGGTGCCAATGCCCCTGCTCCGTTTTTAAATCAAGCCGTTGCGCCCGGTGCCACTAAAGGTGGCGCTTTTACTGCAGCGCAGCAAGGCTTCTTCCCCGGCATGATCGGTCAGACGATGACTGATGCTCAGTTGATGCAGCAAGAATACGAGAACAGGGCTGCGAAGAAAGACGGTGACTCCACTGTGCCTATGCCGAATCCGATGCGCAGGACGTACAACCCTAATCCTTTCGCTGGCGGTGGTGGAGAAGGTTCTTACTTTCAATATTATAGGCCGCCACGGGCTGACGGCTCAGAGGTCAAGCCTCCGTATTACTACGCAGATGGTGGGATAATGTCCCTCCAAGAAGGCGGTGAGATGGAAGCAGATCAGATGATGGCGCAGAACGGCATGAACGAGAAGGACGTTATCGTCAGTGCCATAGAAGCTATTAAAGGAATGTCTGAGCAGCCAGAGATTGTTCTGGCACTATTCGTTCAGAAGTACGGCGAGGACGCACTGCGCGACCTTGTTGGGCGAGTGCAGTCGGGAGAGTTAGATGACACTGTAGATCGCTTTGAGTCTGGTGATAAGGGGATGGTGCGTGGACCGGGAGATGGTTCAGGCGTTGATGATATGGTCCCTGCTACACTAGAGGGAGAGCAAGATGTTCTCCTGTCCGATGGGGAGTTCGTCCTAAGAGAGAAGACTACTGATGCGCTTGAGAAGGCGTATGGTGGCGGTTTCTTAGATATGGTTAACCGTGCTGAAGAGGATGCTCCAAAGAAACTTCAACAAATGGTGGGATAATTGAGGATTAGCTTGGTGCCGTCAGAGGCAGTAAGGCATGTATGGAAGGATGTTGAGAAGGTACTGAAGAAGAGCGTAGCAACAGCCCAAGGCAAATCAGAAACGATTGATGTACTGGCTGGGATACTTACTGACATTTACGTTCTTTGGGTTGTAATGGATGATGATGACAGCATAGTCGCTGCGTTTACCACAAGACTTTTAGTATACCCTCAACGGAAAGCATTGGCCTTGGATTTTGTAGGCGGAACGCGCATGAATGAATGGAACGATCAACTGATCGACACTATGCGTAAGTATGCTAATGAGTTAGGATGTAGTCACTTAGAAGGCTACGGCAGGAAGGCTTGGGGTAGGGCGTTGAAGAAATACGGTTTCTATCCTGAGTACATAGCGTACCGAATGGAGTTGTAAGATGGGTAAAAGTAGTGCGCAGGCACCGGGGGATACGGTCCAACGTCAAACTAATCTACCTGAGTACGCTGATCCGTACTTCCGCAGGTTGCTTCAGGGTGCTGAAGACACTCTCATGCCGTTTCAGGATGACCTAAGTCGTCCTATTTATGATGACGATCAGAACATCACAGGTTTCCAGCAAAAAACAACATATCAGGCCTACCCCGGTGAGCGCATTGCGCCGTCTTCTATGTATGGTGACATCCAAGGCTCACGCGCCATGGTTCGCGGCATCGCCCAGCAGGGTATCGCTGGTATGCCTGAAGCTATGGGAGCGCAGCGTGAGGGTATGGGCGCTCAACGCGAGGGTATGGACATTGCTCGTCGAGGCGTTGGTTATACTGAGGAAGGTATCGGCAATCTACGCGGCATTGGGCAATACGGTACAGGTGATTTTAGTTCTGTGTCACCTACATCTATGATGGATGAGTTTCAGAGGGCTAACTTCTCTCCTTCTGGGGAGTTTAAGCAGTACGATTTCAGAGACCCTATGGAGTTTAGTAATTTTGGGGTTAGAGATGATTTCACATACAGCGGGTTTAATTTTGACCCAACTCGACAGTTTGGTTCTGCCGAGGCAGATAGGTATATGTCTCCGTACATGCAGAATGTTGTGGACGTACAGAAGCAGCAAGCTCAGTTAGACTTTGATCGCAGTCAGGCAGGTCGTGACGCAGCGGCAGTACAGGCTGGTGCATTTGGCGGTTCCCGTCAGGCCGTTGGAGATTACTTGGCTCAAGAAGGCCTTGCTCGTCAGATGGGCGACATCCAAGCCATGGGTCAACAGCAGGCATTTGAACAAGCACAACAGCAATTTGAGCGTGATCGGTCTGCACAAGAACGTCAGCTTGGTATGGAAGTTGGCGAGTTTGGTAGAGTTCAAGGTGGACTTGCATCAGAGCAGGGCCGTGTCGATGCACTTAGGCTGCAAGAACAATCGCAACGTGAGTTCCGTCAGGCAGATGAATATGCACGGGCGGGTAACATGGAAGCCGCTGAGGCGGCTAGAGTACAGGCTGCTAACACGGCAGAAATAGCTCGAACGCAAGCTGGTATTGCTGGTGAAATGGGTCGGGTTCAAGCTGGTCGTACAGGCGAGAACGCTCGTATGGATGCTATGCGCCAACAAGAAGCGGCTCGTGTACAGCAAGCTATAGAACAGTCTCGTCAGTTCGGTGCAGGTCAAGCCCTCGCAGCAGAGCAAGCGGCTATAGGCGCTGCAGGTCAGATGGGTTCAATGGGCCAAGGCATCGGTGCTTTAGGTATGAATGTTGGTTCTCTTGGTCAGAGCCTTGCAGGTCTGGGCCAGCAACAACGTGCAGCCGACATTCAGGGCGCACAGCTAATGGAGACTATTGGTCGTGATATCCGTGCAGAGGATCAGGCTCGTCTCGACATGTCCTACGAAGACTTCGTCCGTCAGCGGGACTATCCAATCCAGCAATATGAGCGGATGGCAGGTATCTTGCGCGGTGTTCCAGTGACGCCAAATGTAGAAGAGCAGCGGATGGTTAATTATAATCCTCTGCAACAGGCACTAGGTGCAGGTATTTCGGGGCTTGGTCTTTATAAAGGTCTGACATCATGAACATAATCGACATCCAAGACGATCTAAAGAACCTACCAGAACAGGCTCTGATGCGGGAGATGCAGCAACCTACTGGTAGCGCACCACAGTTTCTTGTCTTGGGTGAGCTGAAGCGCCGCAAGCAGATGCGTGATGACTATAATCGTCAGAAGAACGCAGACATGAAGACTGTTGCTGAAGAGGTAGTAACTGCAGCGGGAGCGCCACAAGAGGGCATCATGCAGATGGCTCGTTCCCTGAACCCCAATACCAACACGGCACAGGACACAGGTCTGGCCCAAGCTACACCTGTAACTCCAACACAAGCACCACAACCACAGGCACCTCAGATGATGTCTGATGGTGGCATTATGCGGATGGCTAGGGGTGGACGATTTGGAACAGATGTAGAGTACAATTACAAAACTTTCCTACAAGAAAATAATCTAAACGACACACCTTATGCACAAGATATGTTTGCCCGTTTAAAAGAAACGATGGACGATAGGTACGATGCAGATGGGCCAAATAACAACCCAAGAATATACGACAACGCAATAGGTTTTGAAAGAAGCCCAGAAGGCATAGCTTCGGTTAGCTCTGACGCATCTGATTTTATGCCTAACCCATCATCCGATCCAAAGCCTGCTGTGCCTTCCGCTCTAAGACGTCTGCAACGTCTTAGAGCTGGCTTGTCTGAACTTTCAATCGAACCAGACGCACCATTTACTCCACAGACATCACCTGCAGCACCAATGTCTACTTTAGATCAGTTGCGTAGCAGTGTGTACTCGAACAACCCGCTTGAAAATTCCTTGGCTGGTACGGGTCTTGACTCTAATGTTATCGGAACTTCGGTCATTGATCCTGTTATGAATAGAATTAACGAAGCCGCTTCCCGTGAGGGTATGCCGTCTCAAACGGCAGCAGACCTTGCCAACGAAATGGCTCTGCGTAATCGTGAGATGGCATCTGAAAACGCAGGTAGGCTAACTGCGGAGGAGCTTTTGGCAGTTAGCCCTGAAAGTTCAAGTGAACTTTTGAGCGGTCCATTCTCAAATGTCCCAAGATTCAACCCAGACAGCTTGCAAGGTGCAGTGGATAGGGACCGTGAGTTAACTCCAGAGGAACGATATACTCAGAGGGAGTCATCGTTATTGCAAGATCAACTGTTAGGTCTAGGCTTCACAGGTGGAGATATTGATCCTTCGCCATTTAATACAGTAACAGCAGATCAAAGTATTGATTATAGCAGTCTACCAATATCTACACTTAATAAACTCGCAGATGAAGGGGATGATTCCGCTATAAATCAACTCAGATTGAACGAAATTAGTGGTTTGCAAGCGCAAAGCGATATCAGCACTGGTGGAGATGATCTCTATATGGACAGCATTATGCGGGGGACTCTTGGTCAGGGTCGTTCTGATGCGGCATACGCGGCTTCTCTTTACAATCCATCTGATATATCTAACGCTCAAAATACTATTACTAGTCTTGAGGAATATTTAAGATTAAACCCCGGTAACCCACAGGCTGAAGCTCAGTTGGCGCAGGCAAAGGATCAATTGATTCAGGCCGAAACTTCTAGAGAAACAGCAACAGCACTTCAAAACATTGTGCCATCCACAACACCTCGTCGTTCTGAGTTTGAAGTATTTGACGCAACAGCGGCGGAAGTTGATGCTGAAGATGCCACTGATGGCGAACCTAACTTAGTCATTCAGGACGAAGTAATTCCAACCTCTGAAGCTGAGAACAGAAGAGAAGCCGCAGAAGATGGTAGGGGGATAACCTCATTAAAACCTGTAGTCTCTGACGATGATGCAGGCGGATCAACTACTTCCGATGATGCAGGCGGATCAACTACTTCTTCTGGTGGGGCATACGGCTCTATAGAATCTCGCATAGCTAAAATGCTTTCGGATCGTGAGAGCAGTGCCGAGTCCGATAAATGGTTGGCACTTGCGCAGACTGGCATGGCACTCATGTCTTCTAAGAACCCGACATTCGGAGGCGCATTGGGCGAGGCAGGTATCGCGGGGCTTGGTGCTTTACAGAAATCTCGTAAAGCCTATGACTCCGACATAATGAGCTTGCTTGGCATGCAGCAAAAGATACAATCAGCTAAGTCTTTGGATGCTTCTAGGGCAGCCAAGTCAACTACTGGCGGCAGCAAAGAACTAGACAGAATGATAGATAACGCTCGCGCAGACTTGGCTTTAGCAAATGCAGCAGCGGCAAAGTACTTCAAAGTTCAACCGGGAAACCCTGTAGAGGGGACGGTAGACAGGATGATAAACATGATTCCACGGGATGTTCAGGCTAATGTTATAGCAGCACAGGATAGACTTGAATATCTTAATAGGATAGCAATAGGCGGCGGTACTCAGTTCGACGCAACTCAATGAATTAGGAGTACATTATGGGTGTTATATCCGTAAAGGGGCCACAGTTTGGACAGAGTTACAGCGTAAATATTTCGGGCAACACTCCAAATCCTGAAGAGCAATCTCGTATAAATCAATTCGTAAGCCAGCAAGAGGCTATACTTGCTCAACGTATAGAGGGTCGTTTTGGCCCATCTCAGCAAGAGCAGGTAGAAGAAGTTGTAGAACCAGAACCGGAAGGCGGGTTTGGTACAGCGGTTGGTCTTGGGTTTGATGCCCTTCAGAAAGCATACGGCTCAACTCTAGAGGGCATAGGCTCCATCTCTGGCCTACAAGGTCTCCAAGACTTCGGTAGTTCTGTAGTAGAGACCAATGAACAGCAGATAGCAGAGAAGGCACAGGCACTAACAAAGCGTGAAGACATAGACACTGTTGGTGAAACTGCTTCTTTCTTTTTTGAGACGCTTGGTCAGCAAGTACCACAGCTTGGCGTAAGTCTAGGTGGTGCGGCGGCGGGTGCCGCAATTGCAGCGCCTATACCAATACCCGGTGCTAGGGTAGCGGGTGCCTTGATAGGCGGCGTTGCTGCGAACATTCCTTACTTCTATGGTGATAACCGGGAAGCTCAGAAGGAAGCAATTGATCGTGGTCTTCGCACAGAGATGGACGAAGGTACTGCTTTTCTATCAGCGTTACCACAGGCAGCACTTGACTCTATTGTGGACAGGTTACTGATCGGCAAAGTACTCAACCCAGCAGTAATCAGGTCTGGCGGTGTTTTCACACGCGCTACTAAAGGTGTAGGCGCAGGTGTTGTTGCTGAAGTTCCTACCGAGATAGGCCAAGAAGTTATAAACAGATACCAAGCTGGCTTACCCATCGATGATGCTGAGGCCATGAAGGTCTATGAGGACGTTGCGATAGCTGCAGGTATTACTGGTGGTACTGTAAGGGGTACTACCAATGTAATAGGTGGAGACATACGCAAAGAGAAAGCGGATCGGGAAGAGCAGGAGAAGTTTGCTGAACTTCAAGAAGACGCTGAAGAAGAGAGCGCAAGAACTCAAGAAATCATAGCCAGAATAAACGAATCAGAACTGCGTGAAGACGAAGACATTACTGTAGAACCCACCGTAGAGGTGGAGCCACAGGAGATGGATGTCTTTGGCAACTTGAAGCAATTGGCACTTCCTTCCCCCAGCACTCAAGAGAATGATAGGTTAACTCCTGAGCAAGAGTTAACAACTCTTGGCAGAGCAGCTCGTGAGGCCACCCTACCGTTTAACCCAGTGCCTATGTCTGAGTTGCCCTTGGGTGAGCGTCAGGTCATACAGAACACCCGTAGGACTCAAGGTCTGGATGAACAACAGCCTGCATCGCTTGATGAGATACGCCGTATCGTGGGCGAGGGTGCGGCTACCAGAGAAGCTACCAAACAGAAACCTGTGTCTGGCGGAACATCTAGGTTCCAGCCTGTAGAGAATAAGACATTCACACAGGATCAATATGACCGTGCCGTGGAAGAGATAAAGTCTCGCAAGAAGTATACTGAACCAGCGATACAGAAAGCAGTGAGGGACACTGGTGTTAAGAACGTATCGCGTCAAGTTGCCAAAGACATCCGAGATGAGATGCTCAACCGTGGCATCCTAAGAAGAACGCAAAAGGGCTACGAAATAGAGCCTGATGTGGAGGCTGTATCTGATGAGATCGCTTCTTACAGAAGCACTCTGTCCGATCTGAATAAAGATATATACGGCAATAGTTCAGCCAAAAGAAAGAAGGGCGAGTCAACTAATGACTTTGTCCAGCGCAAGACTGGTCTTGTTGGCCTCAGTAAGAAGATTGACTTAGACGCTCGACGCGCACTAGATCAAGAGAACAATAGAGAAAAGTTCTTGAGGCTTACTACTGAAGCGCAAGAGATCAGGAATCAAATCTCTGAAGCACAGCAGGTCATAGCTGAAACAGAAGGTAGGATAAACAGCGGACCTCAGTCCGTTAACATTCCATCAACTGAAAAGCCAAGAAGCATATTGCCCTCTGAAGTTCAACAGGCTGGGAATACTGAGGGACAAATAGATGCATTGCGTCAGTCGGTAAGTAACTATGATAGAGACATAAAGTTACAGAAACAAAATCTGGCAAAGTTAAAGAAGCAATCCAAGAAGGTGGCCCTTAACGAAGAGGTTCAAGGTCTTTTGTCTGAAATTGAATCGGACATAGAAACCAAAACGTATTTAAGAGATGCAGCTCAAGCAAGACTGACAGAGCCGTCCGCTCCAGTTCAAGTAGCTTCTGAGCAATACTTAGCCAACAAGGCTCGTGAGGTTGCAAACAGAGCAGTCAATACGACAAGAAAAGATTCGTTCAACGCCCAGCGGCAAAATGTATTTAATGCATTACGCAAGCGCCTGAATAATCTAAATCTTCCAGACGTTAAGCTAACTGCTGAAAGGTTGGTTGCCCCTGAACTTCTTCAGCAAGAAAACCCTGAACTTGTAGAAGGTGTGTTCGACTTCACGGCAGCCAACAAATTTCATAACACTCCCTCTAACAGAGTAATATCTCTGTCGATGGAGGTTGCTGACCCAAGTAAATCAGCTCAAGAGCAGTTCGATATATTGAAAGGCGTTATGAACCATGAGGTCATCCACGCTCTTAAAAGTCTTGGACTGTTCTCTGATGCTGAGTGGTCATCTCTCACTGGTGCAGTCAAGCAGCGCAAGTATGTACAAATAAAAAACGGCAAGCCAGTCGAAAGAAAGTACACTTACCTTGATCGTGCGACAGCAATGTATTCGGGCAAGTTAAATTATACTCCTGAATCTATAGAAGAAGAAGCTATAGCGGAGATGTTCCGTGATTATGCTGACGGTAAGATCAAGGTTATTGGTCGTCCCAAAACTCTGTTCGAGCGTATCAAGAACTTCTTCAGGGCTATCTTTAAGGCCAATCAAGATGTCGGCATCAATAGTGTCGAAGATATATTCAATGATGTGAAGAGCGGCAACATTGGCAAGCGTGATCGTTTGCCTGAACCTGATGCAGAAGTAACTGAAGATGTGGTTCGTCAGTCAATAAGAAACTTTGACCCTAAGCTCCCTGTAGCGCCGCAGGATGCGAGAGCGCATAAGTTGCCATACGAGCTACTAATACAGGGCAACGGCTCTCCAGCGGTCCTCCCAATCACTCAGGCCTATACCCCAGCCAATTCCAACAGAAATAATAGTTCAATTGAACAAATCATTGCGAACAACCCAGACGCTATGATGTCAGTAGAGGGTTGGATGAAGGCAATGCAAGAAGGTCTGGGTGGTGATTACATCCCCGCCCCACCATTGGTTGCCATTAAGTACTCCCAAAACCCGCAGGCCATGGCAGATAAACTGAAGCAGCTAACGCCAGAACTGAAGAAGGGTGTTGATGAGGGCTTTGAGTTTGTTGATCAGATAAGAGAAATCTATCAGAGCGGCGAGGCATCACCGCGCATGACTATGGACTTGTTCGTATGGGGCATTCTCTCTAGGGGCGCTGGTCCAGTGCAACAAGAGGGTGCATTCATTGACATCATAGACAGTGCTTACCCAATCCTTGAGAAGGCAACGCGAGAACCGCTAACAGATGATGACGTTGACAGATGGATGACCACTGTTTCATCGGTAATCCCAGAGGGTTCACCGGGCAAGCAAGTTACTATGAATGTAAATGCCGCAGCCAAGCTGGTTAAAGCTATGTCTCAGTTGGTTGGTGACTCTAACCAAACAGTTATTGATGTCATTCATGAGGGCATGACTGATCCTAACGTATCTGCTTCTGATATTCGGGAAGCATTCTTGTCAGGCACTAAGAGTGCCGGGATAGACAACAAAGTTCTGTCGTTCATTCTATTGGTTGGTGGCAAGGACGATGTTCTTGTGATGGATCGCATTCAGGGTCGGCACTTGTGGGATGATGGAAGGTACGGGGGTGCCAATATATACGATGGCATTGGGCCAAACAAAGAAGGTCTTAATGGTATCTTCCGTGGGCCGCGAGGCATATTGACGACACGCCTTCTTGAAGATGGCATGAGGAAGAACGTACAAAAGGCTTACGAGCTTGCTGGGAGACCAGAGGATGCAAGTCTAGGACGTTGGCACTGGGAAACATGGGTCATAGAGGGTGAGCAAGTTGTAAACCACGGCACCCTTCAGGCTATTATTAATGGGTCTCCTATCGGCACCTCCGTTACTGAGGGAAAGACTGATACATTCTCTTCAGGTATGACGTACATACGCGGACAGAACGCACCTGTTGTTCGGTATCCACTGTCTGATGGTGGGTTTGTCTACATGTCACCCACTAGAATGAAAGAGTTTGAAGCCTTTATAAAGAAGCCAAAGAATGGTATTATACCCAGAGACTTCAAGGTTACGGGTCGTGCTGACATACCTTGGTTTGAAAGAAAAGAAGTTGACCGAAATAAACTAGACGCAGCGGCGAGGGAGTATGAAGATGCGAAGCCCAATGGATCAATTCTTAGGAGCGATGAGAGGACTGGAGAACTCCAAGACGCCTCTCAGCGGGGAAATTCCCCCATCGATAGACGATACAGCCTTGGATTCCTCGCCGACCCGAGCTTCCGATCTCTTCCGTCAGGAAGTGGAAGAAGACGGGATTCGTCAGGGAGCCTTGCGCCTCTTGAAGGCGCGCCAACAGTCCGAGGCGCGACAGGCCCGGATGAAGGATTAGTAGCGGTAGCGGAGCAGTATGCTCTTGATAACGGCATCGATCTAAGAAGACAGTCCGAGTTTGTTATTCCAGATGTAGACCTTGCTACACGCATAGCTCAGGCATACGAAGAGATGGAGAATGCACCTGAAGACCCAGTCGTCAGAGAGGCATACGAAAATTTAGTCAGTCAAACTATAGATCAGTATCGTGCGTTGGAAGATGCGGGTTACAGGTTCTGGTTCACTGACTTGAACATACCAGACAATGTGGAATACCTGTCCACCCCATTCAATGCAATGAGGGACATTCGTGCCAATAAGACTATGGGTGTATTCCCTACAGATGAGGGGTATGGCTCAGGTGAGGTAGACACACAAACGTCATCCAACCCAATGCTGATGGATACTGGAATAGAGTGGCCTTCTGGATCACTAGATGGACCAAAGAAAAAAGTTGTTGCAAACGATTTGTTCCGCGCAGTTCATGATGCTTTCGGTCATGGCCTTGAGGGGTCTGGCTTCCGAGCCACTGGGGAAGAGAATGCATGGCAAGCACATGTACGTTTGTTTACTGGTTCTGCCGTTGCAGCCCTAACATCAGAGACAAGAGGTCAGAATAGCTGGCTTAACTTCGGTCCATATGGCGAACAAAACAGAACCGCTAAAATAGAAGACACTATCTTTGCCGATCAGAAAATAGGTCTGATGCCATCCTTCACATGGGAAGAAGGCAGGGCTGGCAGTGTTGAGGCTGCTGTAGATGAAGACACTGATCAAACATCTACTGCTGATGAACTTCCCGCAGTAGATCGATCCGCTATAGAACAACTTCTTTCTGGACAAGACCTAACAACACAACGCAAATTCTCAGTAAGCCCAGCCAATGCAAATCAATTGGTTGCAGCTCCTGTAAAGAACAAGGACGGTTCATCCTCTCCTGTGTTCGGGTCTATGATCGACAGCAAAGGCACAAGAATACCCATAGTGCTGCCAGCAGGTGAGCATAGACGTATTGAACAACGTGAAGGTGCCACTGAAGTTGGGCGTGGTCTGTATCACATTCAACAACGCGGTCATGATCGTGAGCTTCTTCGGTTCTCTAATGGCAAGTACAATGTACTGAACGCTATGTATGACCTATTGAAAAGATGGGACAAGCAGGGGAATGAAGATGGGGAAAATGTAATAAGCTATCCGAGTCAGGGTGGGATTGTTCTTGAATGGAGGAATGATATTCCCTTCAAGGCTCCACCCATGAAGCTGGTATTGAAGCCACGCAAGTTGGGAAGCGGTTACATCTTTGATATACAAACATTCTTTCCTGATCTTCAGAAAAAAGATCGCGCCGTTGTGGATGGTCGCACGCGTTATAGTGTTGCTCCGTCTCCATTAAACAACAGCACCATAGCAGGGCAGATAAATCAGAAGGAAGTGGACATAAATTATGCTCGTTCTTCTGACTTCATAGCTAAAGGTCTTGGGCGGATTGTAGGTAAGGATAAAGCTCAAGCTCAAGCGGACAGTATATTAACTAAGTTCCAAGACTCTATGCTTCCTGTAGGTAGGATGATCCAAGAGCTGAAGGCAAAGGGTCTTACCATCATTGATGCTATGGACACTTATCTGAAGGAAGAGTTGTATCATGGCATCGTCGGCAACGAGATAGATAAGAGAGAGAAGACAATCTATCAGGCCGCTCGTGAAGCTCTGAAGGGCTTGAACATTACCAAGGATCAAGTAAAGAACCTTCGTTCTGTATCTGATGCAGCGTCAGAAAGCGGCAGGGGATTTATAAGTCAGGCCATTGAGACTTCGGGTAGTGATCGCCAAACAATAGGTGACGCATATCTTTACGCCAAGCATGCGAAGGAACGCAACGCATACGTCAGGTCTATAAACCCAGACAATAACAGTGGTTCTGGAATGAGCGATGCGGAAGCGGACGCAATCCTTATTTGGTTCTCTCGTTTGGACAACCAGAATAGTGCCGCTCTTGGTGCCTTAGATCGTGCTGTAAGGAATGTAGTTAGGGATACTAACAACACTCGCACTGAGGGTGGTCTAATACCCGCTGAGTTTAATCAAGTAGAACTAGAAGATGGCACTGTAGTACAGAAATCAAACTATACTTCTTATGTACCATTGAGGGGTAAGATTGATCCTGACAACGAGACCACTGATCCTAGTCGTCCAAGCATGGGCGCTCCCTTCGGTGCCAGAGGTCGAGAAGATAGGCGCGTCACAGGTAGATACGACTACGCGACAGACATCTTAGCGACAACACTAACCCAGAACATGGGTGCCGTTGCACGAAGTGAACGCAATAAGGTTGGTCAATCCTTCCTCGAACTGCTGCGTTCAGACCCCACTGTAACAAAAGAGTTTGGTACTATACTGAAAGCCTTACCAAAGACTGAACAATTGAGGGGTGGGAAAGTTGTTAGGGCTACAGATCAAAGAGCGTATCTGGACCCCTTCATATTCACAGTCAAAGAGAATGGACAGGATGTATATGTTAGACTTGAAGATGAAAGAATAGCTAAAGCCCTGAAGGGTGATGTCGGGTTGGGTTCCTCACCCCTTGCTGGTGTTGTTCGTGCTATGGGCAAGGTCAACAGATACTTGTCCAGCATTAATACATCATACAACCCTGAGTTCTTTGTGACCAACTTATTGCGAGACCTTCAAACCGCTGGTGTGAACATCAACCAGTATGATGAGAAGGCAATGACTACTGAGATTATGAAGGGTGTTGCTGGGGCGCTCAAAGGAATAAAGCGTTCAATCATAAACAATGATGACTCTTCCGAGTGGTCAAAGTACTACAAAGATTTTGTTGAGGCTGGTGGTCAAAACGCTACGAACCAGATGACTACAATCGCAGATCAAATAGAGAATATCCAAGGGTTACTTGGCGATATATCTGATCAGGGAGTCAGGGGTAAATGGAACTCTGTAAAGAATAGCTTTATAGGTAAGAAGGCTGGATCGCTACTAAGCACTATTGAGAGCTACAACACAGTCATTGAGAACGGCATTCGTGTTTCTACTTACAAGGCTATGCTGGATCGTGGCTTCTCCAGAGAACGCGCAGCGCAAGCAGCTCGTAATGTTACAGTGAACTTTGCCAAAGGTGGCGAATACAAGACGTTCATGAACGCATTCTACCTGTTCTACAATGCGTCTCTCCAAGGTTCATTTGCACTTTTAAATGCAGCCCTGAAGTCCAAGAAAGTTCAGAAGATTTGGGCAGGCACTATAGCAGCAGGCTTCCTTCAGGATCAGTTGAATGGAATGTTGTCTGACGAGGATGAAGACGGTCGTCTTGTCTACGATAAGATACAGCCGTACATTCTTGAGCATAACTTAATTCTACCCGATCCATTTGGATTCACAGAGAGATCATACATAGCGATACCTATGCCGTATGGCTTGAACATGGCTCACAACATAGGTCGTGCCACCAGTCAGACCGCTCGTGGCGGCACCACTGCTGGGAAAGCTACGTCTTCTATCGTCGGAACTATTGTAGATGTAATCAATCCCATTGGCGGCACGGAGAGCTTCACTAACTTTGCGGCTCCTACAGTCCTAGACCCATTCATTGATGTGATCGAGAACGAAGATTACGCGAAGAAGCCTGTTTACAAAGAGGCTGCTTTTAATGACCGGGGGCCAGACAGCCAAAGGTATTGGTCAACAACAAACCCATCTGCAATATGGGTAACTAACATGTTGAACAATCTTACTGGTGGTACACCCGATAAGAAGGGCTTCGTGGATGTGTCACCTGATGTGATGAACTTCTGGCTTGAGTATGCAACGGGTGGTGTTGGTAGGTTTGTGCAGCGTACAGCCGAGCTACCAGTTCGGGTGTATGAAGAGGGGCTAGGTGAAGACATCTTCCGTGAGATCCCATTTGTAAGAAAGATAATAGGAAGCGTTTCTGATCGTGAAGACTATGGAAATTACATTGAGAAGAGAGACAAAATTCTTGTTGTAGGTGATGAGATTAAAGGCGCTCTATCATCTGGAGATACTGAGCGGTTACAAAAAGCCAGACAGAGATACTCAGAAGAAATTAAATACCTACCAAGGATAAGGGCTATTGATAACGCTTTAAGGAAAGTAAGTAGTCAGATGAACTCTGTAAGGGGCAATATGAGAATGCCAGACGATCAAAAGAAACTTATTCTTGACAGGCTAGACGAGCGCAAACAGTTTCTTATTGGAAGTGCCAACAAGATTTTAGCAGGGTTTTAATAAAGTTCAGTTGAACTTTTGTAACCTTCTCTGGGTGGAGTATGACCATAGCTTTTCTAATGGGCTTAGATCAATCTGATCCATAACTGATCCCATTCCGTGGCCTAAGTCCATTTGTCTGCTATCTTTCTTGAACCTGTCCCTAGAGCAGTACCCTGATACATTGTAAGTATCTTCATCTTCTTGGCACACAAGGACTGCGCAGTTTGCTTTGAAGGCATTAATGTCTTTGAAGAGGAGGCGACCATCTG